ACAATTAGAACAAGCTGAGATACAACAGAAATCACAAAGCGATCAATTAAAAGCTGAAGTTGACCTACTAAAACAACAATCAACCGAAGCTATAGCAGAAATGAAAATAGCACAACAAAGAGAACAAGCCTTAATAAAAGAAAAAGAAGGTATGCGTAAAGATTATCGTGATATACTAAAAGACGTAAGAGATTCAGATACTAGGACTAAAGGTTTATAATGTTAAATAAAGCTAATTTTGAAGAGATGATGGGCGGTAACGCTAACCGTAGACGCATGAGAAACGGTGGTGAAGTACCTAAAGGCTATCATAAAATGCCAGACGGGTCTATAATGAAAGATTCAGATATGGTGAAGAAAACTAAAGGTGGGTCAATGACTAACACCAAAAAACATTTAAGGAGACCGTAATGAATAGAGGCATGCAAAAAATGAATCGTGGTGGTGAAAAACAAAAATTGAAAAATGGCGGTAAAGCTAGTAAAAAGAGAGGAATGGCTAAAGGTTGTGGTAAAGCAACTAAAGGCAAGGGGTATAATAAGTAATGGCTAAGAAAAAAGGATTAGACGGCAAAGCATGCTGGAAAGGATACAAGCAAATGGGCACTAAAATGAAAGGCGGTAAACGTGTTGATAACTGTGTTAAAATGTCTCATGGTGGAGCCTTACACGGTGGTCAGAAAAAACTTGACAAAAATAAAGACGGTAAATTATCAGGTGCTGATTTTAAGATGATGAAGCACGGAGGAGAAGTTTTATCAGGTAACGCTAACCGTAGGAGACAACAACAAGGTGGCTAGAGCTAAGCCAAGAAGAGGAAAAGCTAAAGTTAAGGTAACTAAGTCAGGTAAAAGAGTTAGTTATGGACAAGCAGGTAAAGCTAAAGGTGGTGGACCAAGAGTCAAACCAGGAACATCCAAAGGTGACTCTTATTGTGCTAGAAGTTTAGGAATTAAAAAGAGGTTATCTAAAAAGAAAAGGAATAACCCAAACACCCCTAACAATCTATCAAGAAAAAGATGGAAGTGTAGTGGTGCCAAATCTAGAAAAAAATAATGTTAGATAAACTGCGTAAACAGATTATTGAACGACAAGAGCAACTTAAAGAAACTCTTGCAGGTGGTGGAATACAAAACTTTGAAAGTTATCACAAGATAGTAGGCGAAATATCAAGTCTGTCGTTTACTCTCTCACTTATAAAAGACTTGCATAAGGATAATGACGAATAATGTCAAAAAATATAGAAGCCTTCGGTTCAGGCGGAGAACCAATCCCTAATAAAGTAGAACGATTCACGGATATCAAGGAACCAACACCTAGTGTTACTCCAGAAAGTGTTCATGAAGATGAGGATCTACAATCAAAACTCCCTAAACCTACGGGGTACAGAATATTAATATTACCTTTTAGTCCTAAACAAAAGACAAAAGGTGGTATTTATTTAGCAGACTCAGTGTTAGAAAAAGAACGTATTGGCACTAATGTTGGGTTTGTGGTAGCACTTGGTCCAGACGCATACCGTGACGGGAATAAATTCCCTGAAGGGGCATGGTGTCAAGAAAGAGATTGGGTGATATTTGGAAGGTATGCAGGAGCTAGACTCAAAATTGAGGGTGGCGAACTGCGTTTATTAAACGATGATGAAATCTTAGCTGTAGTCTCTAACCCAGAAGACATACAATCAGCTTAATTAATTACGCACATATAAGGAGAATAACATGGCAGAAGAAGCTATGCAAGCAATAGAAGAAGAGGATGAAGGGACTGAAGTTGAACTACCCGAGAGTGAAACTGAAGAAACTGAAGCTAAAGTAGAAAAAGAAGAAGTAACTAAATCTGTTCAAGAAGACGAGATTGAAGATTACAGCGAAGGCGTTAAAAAACGTATCAATAAACTAACTTATAAAGTTAGGGAATCAGAAAGAAGAGAACAAGCAGCCATAGAATATGCTCAATCTGTTCAGGATGAATTAAATAAAACAAAAAATAAACTTTCAAAAACCGATAAGAACCTATATGATGAATATAGTACACGAGTATCTTCAGAACTAAACTCGGCACAGGAGAGATACAAAAAGGCGTATGAATCAGGAGATACAGACGCTTTATTAGAATCTCAAAAAGACCTTGCCAAGTTAGCAGTTGAGGAAGAAAGCTTAAAAAGGGTAAAACCTGAAGCTGAAACCGAAACAGAAGTTATTCAAGGTGAGCAACAGGTAGCTCCTAAATGGACTCAACCTGCCCAGCAACAACAACAGGCTCCACAGCCTGATCCAAAAGCGAAAGCTTGGGCAGAGAAGAATGAGTGGTTTGGGGATGACCTAGCTATGACAACTGCAGCTTTTGCGTTCCATAGACAGCTTACAGAAGGTGAAGGTTATGATCCTACTTCTGATGAATATTATAAAGAAGTAGATAAAAGACTTGCTGAGTCTTTCCCTCATAAATTAGGGAATACTCAAAAAGAAGTGAGAGAGACGGTAGCTGGTTCTAGCAAAGGTGTTGGAACTACTAGAGCTCGATCACGTAGAACTATAAAACTCACACCGAGTCAAGTAGCAATAGCGAAAAGATTAGGTGTGCCACTAGAAGAATATGCTAAGCATATTAAGGAGTAGAAAAAATGGTAGATAAAGATAATAATACTACTAACTCAGATCGAACTCCACGATCTGCTGAAAGTCGAGATAAAATTTCTCGTCGTAAACCTTGGCAACCCCCGTCTTTGTTAGACGCACCTCCCCCACCGCAGGGCTATGTATACAGATGGATACGAGAGTCAATGATAGGGCAGAACGATCCAGCGAATATGTCAAAACGTATTCGTGAAGGTTGGGAACCCGTAAGAGCAGAAGATCACCCAGATTTTGAAGCTCCTAGTATTGATGATGGTAAACATGCTGGTGTCATAGGAGTTGGTGGCTTAATTCTCGCTAAGATACCCAAGGAGACTGTTGATGAAAGGAGAGCTTACTATCAAAACGTAGCTGACCAACAGATTCAAGCAGTTGATAATGATCTTATGAGAGAAAGTAATCAAGTGATGCCTATTAGTACTCCTAATAGATCATCCAAGGTTACATTTGGTAAAGGTGGTTCTTAATTTATATTAAGGACTTTAATAAAATTTATTTTTATAAGGTGAATTAAAATGGCAAATACAAACGCCCCAGATGGATTCACACCAGCTTATCATATGTCAGGTGGCGTAATCAGACCTTCAGAGTTTGCGATAGCAAGCGGAACTAACGCATCAATCTTTTCAGGTGATGTTGTTAATCTTTCTAGTGGTTTGGTTATCCAAGGTACAGCAACAGGTACCCCACTTGGCGTATTTTACGGTGTAGAATACCAAGCAACAGATGGTTCAGTAGTGTTTTCGAACATGTGGACTGCAGACGTTGCGACTTTAGGTGCTGCGAATGCTAAAGCATTTGTTTATGTTGATCCAGATATTGTTTACGAGGCTCAGTCTACTGGGACTCCTACTCAAGCATCTATCGGCACTACAAATACTATTAGTACTACCGCAGGTAATACTTCAACAGGTCGATCAAAAGAAGGTGTAACAACTACAACTTCTAGTGGTATTGCGACAGTAGTAGGCTTCCCAGATAAGCCATCAAACTCTATTGGACAATATGCTAGAGTGTATGTGACATTCCCAGCTTCTGTGTTCGGCAATAGCTAAAAGGTGATTAATAATGGCAATTAACAGAGCACAACTAGTCCAAGAACTAGAACCAGGATTGAACGCACTTTTTGGTCTTGAGTATAGCAGATACGAAAACGAGCATACTGAAATCTTTGATACAGAGAATTCAGACAGAGCGTTTGAAGAGGAAGTTATGCTTTCAGGCTTTGGTGAAGCACCAGTGAAAGGTGAGGGTGCAGCAGTCAGCTATGACTATGCGCAAGAAACTTTCACTGCTAGGTACTCACACGAGACTGTAGCATTGGCTTTCGCTTTAACAGAAGAAGCTATAGAAGACAATCTGTACGATAGTATATCTGCTAGATATACTAAAGCGTTGGCTCGCTCAATGAGTCAAACAAAG